GACCTTAAAAAGGTCTACTAGTATTGCTAAATATTAGCTTTACTCTTCCTCGAGTGGAAACACGCGTCGATTAGTATCGTTGTCCGAGCATCAATTTGTAGGGGCTTGCAAGAGTCTTCTTATGTTCTATATCGGACTGGAATGGATAAAAATTTCAGGTCAAGGTATAGATTACATGATAATCATCCTTCCTATAAGGGAGCTTACGCCCCTGTGAAAACAGGAAAGCGGAGTTAAAGAGCCTTAATATCTCCTGTCCCTCACTATGTCTTGGTCCCCGATTAACCTTGATAAAAGGTGGTTGGTAAGGTGCTAGCACCTCCTTCATCAATCGTCGGTTCCATTACCTCTTGTGAGGATTAGTGTCAAGAGGACAAGCAGTATCTTATACTGTGGGTTTAGTATTTAATAAGTACTATTCCAATGGTGATTAACATCACTCACGGTATGAGACGTGTTTGTCTATGACATTTTATACGAAAAACGCTACTATGAATAATCCTTTTTATTGAGACAAGTTTTCTCTTGAATCTTTCAATCGGACGTTCAAGGCGTTGATCGAGGCTGATGTTAAGCTTTTTAATAGCTTGATCACCAGAAATGGTGGTCGTAGTTTGATCAATTATTTTATTAAGATAATTGGTTTTATCTACAGCCATTTAACGAAGTCTAATGTAACTTTAATTTGCTATTTTGCCTTTTGGTTACACCGTCTGGTTAAGCATAATGGTACTAAGGGAGCTGTCATTAAGTTGAAAGCTTGCCAAGTCCTATTAATGCAATCAGTAGCATCCTATCGTATTCACGATATCTCTGAATTAAAAGTCAGGGTTAATCGTACGAAAGGTGGTGGAATTCCCCGGGTAATTCCTAGGCTAGAACGTATAAGGATAAGGAAACGTGATGTTGCTTGTATCCGCTTTTGGATGACCTTGTTCGGTGTATACCGAATAATGAGTTTTCCATCTGAGATCAAGTACTCAACTATTACCGATCCTTCTACTTCTAGGTTAGATTTACGCGAGTGATCTAATTTTGTCCAACATGTGTTCTTTCCATCTCTAGAGATGAAAGGACACTTGAAGGTATTAGAAGGTCACTCCCTTAAGCCTTCTCTGTTTTCCATTCAGAAATCATCGCCTTCTACAGGTAGCCATGAGGATGGTTTTGTATCATCTTCATGACCCTCTATGTTGGCTAGTTCTTTCAAGCTAGTTAGTAAAGGGTTATGGACTCATTTAGACGGGTACCTTCGTACTCTATCTTTTATGAGTTTTTCCCTTCTCTTTCTAGATTGTTTAGGATTAACCAAGGCCTTTATGCTTATAAGAAGGGGGACGAACAAGCCTTTATTGGCTACTCGCTTCCTCCGCATCGTTAAATCGATGCCTGCATTAGGTAAACTTGGTATGAAACATGAACCAGCAGGGAAAATTAGGGTTTTTGCTATGGTGGATCCCTGGACACAATGATTACTTAAACCTATACATGATGGTATCTTCAAAATCTTGAGGACCCTATCTATGGATGGTACATTTGATCAATTGCGTCCTATTAACGTGTTAATTTCGCGCTTAAAGAGAAGGAATCTTATTCCTTTAATTTATAGTATCGATTTAACCGCTGCCACTGATAGACTTCCTATCGATCTCCAAGAAGTAGTTATCCGAGAGTTCTTTGATAGACTTGAAGAAGTCCGTCAATTACCTCGTGATACTGCATCTCGTTTATCGGTTTATTGGAGGAATATCCTGGTAGACCGAGATTATAGTTTAAGATTGTCTAAATCTAAGACTATAAATCTACGTTATAGTACGGGTCAGCCTATGGGTGCTTTGAGTTCTTGAGCAATGTTAGCTCTTACTCATCATGCCCTAGTGCAATTTGCGTTTTTTAGAATTACTAAGGGAAGTATGATTTTTGACCTCTTTAAGGATTATGCTATCCTTGGAGATGACATAGTCATTGCTTCAGGTCCTGTAGCGCAATCATATTTACGAATCTTAAAAGAAATCGGTATGGAGGCATCTATGGCTAAGTCTCTAGTAAGTAAAAATAGGATTATATTAGAATTCGCAAAACGATTCTTTATACCTATGCAAGCGAATATGATCCCTATTCAGGATTGTATTTCTGCTCGCCGCTCACTAGCTCTTAGTTCAGAGTTGTCTTCTCGATACTCTCTTGAGTGAAATAATTTGATGCGTTTCTATGGGTTTGGATACAAAGCTAGATCTTATTATTCTAAGGATCTTTGAAAAGTATCAAAACGCATGCGGGTCCTCGTGGTTTGGATGTATTATCCAGGTAATCATTGGAATCCAGGTCCTATGACTTTTGAGAGTTGGGTTCGTTGAATCAGTTTAAAATCTGCTAAAACGTCCAGTTCCCAATACATCATAGATTGAGAGTCTTTATATCCTATCCTTCGTAGACTTCTTAGGTTATCCTTCGAAGCTTTGCTTAGGGCTAGAGAAACAAAAGCCAATCAATTAGATCTTTTTTCCACTGATTTGGAGTCATATCCTTCTAATCAAGATTTCTTAAATAGACATTCAGAAATGGATAGTCTATTATATAGTGATCTTGATCCAGTTGGACGTAAACTCGCTTTAAGCGACGAGACTTCCAATCATTTGGATCTATATCTTAATCCTTTTACTCCCTGGTGTCACCCATCAATCATACCTTCTTATATAGTTTCTAATTATATAGAGTATGATGCGATTAAGGATACCAAGACTGGAAAATGGAAGATTAGGCTATTCAGAGATATTCTTCTTCTGAATGACTATCTCTATTCTTTCATGTCTACAAGGGATAAATGTTTTCAGTGCTGGAAAGATATGTTAATTCTAGAAGAGGAATCTTCCAAAATTTCAACTATATCTCAGTCCAGGACTAAAGAACGAGAATTTCAGGAATCTTTAGCTCTTTATAATAAATGAGTATTAATTAACTCATCTATTACAAAGTCCCGAACGGCATTTGACCGAAATAAAGGAAAATTATTCCTAGTTATGGCTACAGAGCCAATATTATCTCTAATAGAGGTATCTGGTGTATTAGACCACTTTTGCCCGATTTATGGGGCTGGAAAATGACAGTCTATGAATTGTAAAATTCGTAGTTCTGATCGTTGAAAGTTCTTTATTAACGGCTTAGGTTTGTCTATGTACCAGAATATCCCTT